ATCGGCGCTGGGTGTTTCTTACGCCTCACTCGCAAACGATTTGACCCAAACATCCTATTCCTCGATCCGCCAGGGCGCACTCGAGGATCGTGAGTTCTACAAGGTTTTGCACGATTTTATGATTGAACACTTTGTTCAACCGGTGTTTCGCGCCTGGTTGTTTTCGGCAATGGATAATGGATCGATCCCGATTCCACCGACGCGGTTTGATAAATTCGCCGACAATGTTGAGTTCCGAGGTCGTGGTTTTGCCTGGGTTGACCCGCAACGCGAAATGAACGCATCGGTCATCGGCCTAAATTCCGGCATTCTATCGATGCAGGACGTTGCGAACCAATACGGTCGGGACATCGAGGATGTTTTCGACCAGATCGTTCTCGAGAGACAGATGGCCGAGGATCGCGGCATCGAGATTGCATTCCAGCCATTCGGCGGTGGTCAGTCTGGATATGGGCCGATGAAGTTCATGCCGGCAATGGATCAGCCCGATGAGGATGAGGGCGATGGCAACTGATTTTCCCAAAAAAGGCGACGATCTCAAGATTTCTTTGCGGAACTCTGAATATCCGCAGTTCGATCGAGATTTTGCCGAGAACATCAAAGAGTTCAATCCCGAGGTTTGGGACGCCGGCGGCAACATTCGAGGCAATGATGCGTTCACCCTTTGGGGCCGAGCGCGTGATGGGTCGGAAACCGAGGGGGTTTTGGATTGGATCAAAGAGCGTGAAGCCTGGGCCGCGCGGCACTTTGGCGATGGTGAACAATTTGCCGGCGGCGATCTCGAGCCGAATTTGTCGAATGTTGGCGGCGTTATCGCTCAGATCAAATGGGGCGTGATCGGCAACCTGGGCGAACAGGTGATGAAAGATGTAATTCTGGAACTGGTCAAAAAACTCGAGGGCAAGAAAGATCGAGCGATCGAGGATTTGAGCGACACCGCAAGAAAGACCCTCGAGAACAAGATCGAGGAACACAACGCCGATCACGGCGATGATCCGACAACCCGCGCAACCCTCGGAATGTTGTCCGAATGTTACTTTCGAGGCATTGGCGCATATAAGACAAATCCAGGTTCGGTTCGGCCTGGAGTGGCATCACCGGAACAATGGGCTATTGCTCGGGTTAATTCTCTGCTATTCTGTTTAAGAAATGGCAGGTTTCAAGGCGGCAAACACGACACCGATCTTTTACCGGAAGGGCATCCGGAATCGACAAAAGGTCAAGATGAGGAACGAAAAATGGATGAACAACGTCACATCAAGAACGTGACCGAAACCGATGATTCATATATCGTCGAGTTTGGCAAATCCGAAGAAATGCCAGAAGTTGAGGCCGAGGTCGATGTCGAGATCGAAGCCGAGAGCGGTGGCCATGTCGAGGAAGAACGCAAAGCGCCGGTGGAAATGGAAACCCGCAAGTTGGCGATGCGTATGGACGCGGAAATGGATTCCGAGGATGATCGGCGGATGTCGATCTCGGTTTCCAGCGAGGCACCGGTCGATCGGTCATTTGGCATCGAAATCCTGGATCACAACGATCGATCCATTGATCTTTCATTCTTAAACTCGGGCAACGCACCTTTGTTGCTCGATCACGATCCCGAGCGTCAAATCGGGGTCATCGAATCTGTAAACCTTGATTCCTCGGCGCGGCGACTCCGCGCGACAGTTCGGTTCAGCAAGGGCCAACTTGGTTCCGAGGTTTACGATGACGTTCGCGATGGTATTCGCAAAAACGTGAGTATTGGATACCAGATCGAGCGTATGGAACGCGACGAAAGAGCGGAAGGTGGGAACACTTATCGCGTTCGTTCGTGGAAACCTTTCGAGGCAAGCATTGTTTCGATTCCGGCCGATGACTCGGTTGGGACGAATCGCAATGCTGAAATCGAGCAAACCGTAAACCCTATTCCGGCAAAAGCCGAAAGAAAGGAAACTAAAATGTCCGATCAAGACATCCAAGCGGTTGAGGCGAACGTTCGCGCAGAATACGCCAAAACTGTAAACGAAATCCTCGAACTCGGGGCATCTAAGAACAAACGCGACATGGCGAATGAAGCGGTCAAAAACGGCCTTTCAGTTGCTCAATTTCGTGGAATGTTGGCAGTTGCATCGGCGGATGAGCCAATCGCAACCCCAGACAACCTTGATTTAAATGTTCAAGAGCGTCAATCTTACTCTTTGTTGAGAGCGTTCCGCGCAGCATCAACAGGGCGTGAAGTCACTGGTTTTGAGCGTGAGGTTTCAGACGAAATCGCCAAGCGCACTGGCAAAGAGGCTCGCGGGTTTTATGTTCCAAGCGACATATTCAAACGCGATTTGACAGTTGGCACAGATGCGGCCGGTGGTTTCTTGAAACCAACCGATCACCTTGGTGGCGAATTTGTTGACGCACTACGCGCAAACCTCGTAACGGCTAATCTGGGCGCTCGAATGATGAGCGGTTTGAGTGGCGACGTTGCAATTCCGGCGCTGAATGCGAAAACATCGGTTGGATTTGTTGCCGAGAACGCGGCTCCAGGTGCGGAAGGCGCTCCAACTTTCCGGCAAATCACAATGGCACCGAAAACGATTGCCCAATATGTTGATTTGTCTCGCAAGTTGATGATGCAATCCGACCCGTCAGTCGAGCAAATCATCCGCGATGATATGTTGCGCCAGTTCGCAGCGAAAATCGATGATGTTGCAATCGAGGGCGGCGGTTCTAATGAGCCGACCGGCATCACCGGCACAACGGGAATCGGTTCGGTTGCAATCGGCACAAACGGTGGCGCGATCACTTATGCGAAAATCGCTGATCTCGAAAAAGAGGTTGCAATCGATAACGCATTGGGTGGCAACTTGTCATTCCTGACAAATCCGAAAGTCGTTTCGGCGATGCGTACTATTCCGCGTCAAGCGTCAGGCGTCGAGGGCAACTTTATCCTCAATGATACAAACTCGATCCTTGGATATGGTGTGGCATCATCCACCCTGGTTCCTGGCGATTTGACCAAAGGCACCGCGTCCGGCGTATGTTCGGCGATGATCTTTGGTAACTTTGCCGATCTTATGATCGGGATGTTTGGTGGCCTGGATGTTCTGGTTGATCCTTACACTGGTTCCTCAACCGGTGCGACACGGATCGCAATGTTCCAGGATGTTGATATTGCAGTTCGCCACGCTGAATCATTCGCGGCGATCCTCGATATTACCACATAAAAAAACTAACGAGAGCGGGGGAAACCCCGCTCTTTCCAACAAGGGGTTTGAATAATGAAAATTGAATTGATTCGCGGAACGGTTGTTCATGGCCAGGCACAGGATGCCGGTTCAGTGGTTGACGTTGACGATTCCATCGCCTCGATGTTGATGGCGACAGGCAAGGGCATCCCACACGCCGAGAACGCGGCCAAGAGTGATCGTTCGGTTGGTTTAAGCACATCGGATGCACCAAGGGCAAAAACTCGCTCTAAGGCGAAAAAATAAGGGTTAATCGATGGCGGTTGAATCTCTCGACGATCTGGCGGTTTTTCTAAGCGTCGATGATTTCGGCGTTGCGGCGACATATACGCCGACCGGCGGATCGGCCTCAACCGTCAACGGCATCTTTGACAACGACATCATCGAGGTTGATGCTGGGGGCAACGTCCCGATGGCGGTTCGACAGCCTCGGTTTCTTTGCCGCACCAATGACGTTTCCGATGCGGTCGAGGGCGATGCGTTGGTCGTAAACGCCACCAACTACACGATCCGCGTTGTGGATCACGATGGCACCGGAATGACCGTTCTTGCGTTGGAGAAAAATTGATGGCGCATATTCGAAAGTTGATCCGCGATAATATTGAAACAACCCTCACCGGCCTGGCGACCACCGGATCGAATGTCTTTGGCTCGAGAGTTTACCCAATACAAAGCGCCAGGATGCCTGGTCTTTGTGTCTACACCTCGAGCGAAACGATTGAGGCTCAAACGATCAAGCCGCCGCGTGGGTTGATACGTTCGCTCGAGGTGTCAGTTGAAGCATATGTTGAGAGCGCAACGGCGGATGATGTTCTCGATCAGATAGCGGCGGAAGTTGAGGCATCGATGGCAACCGATCTCACTCGAGGCGGTTATGCCAAAGACACACGGTTCGTTTCGTTTGAGGCGGATTTTGCCGGCGATGGCGAAAAGCCGGTGGTTGTGGGTCGATTTATTTTTGAAATCGTGTATTCTACGCAAGAAACCGATGCCGAAACGGTCTATTAGATAGGAGACTGAAACAATGGCGAAACGCATTCAAGTTTATCCACCGACCGGCGGAATGCCGATTACGATAAACGCGCAAGATTTGGCATCATTCGAGGCCAAAGGATGGACGGACTCACCCCGATCATCCAAACCAAAGGCAACCAAAAAGGTTGTTAAAACTGAAACCCTTGAAAGTGAGGATTAAAAATGGCGACTTTTACCGGAAGCGATGGGGTGATCTTGGTTGGCACAGACCAGATTGCCGAAGTTCGTTCGTACTCGATCGATGAGACAATGGACACCCTTGAAGACACAGCGATGGGCGACACCTCTCGCACTTACAAAACATCATTGAAATCGTTCAGCGGTTCAGCCGATGTTTTCTTTGATGACACTGACACCGCCGGCCAGGGCGCGTTGACAGTTGGTTCCGAAGTTACTTTGAACGTCCAGTTCGAAGGCAACACCACAGGCGACCACAAGATGAGCGGTACAGTTCTCATCACCGGTCGCACAATCTCGGCATCGTTCGATGGCATGGTTGAGGCATCGATCTCATTCCAAGGCACCGGCGCGTTGACCGAATCAACAGTAGCATAAGGGGAATTTGAATTATGGCGGCTAATTCGAAATCAGAGGGGTTGAGCGTAATTCAACGCGCAAAGAACCATTATCAAAACCAACCAATCAAGGAAATTGTTGTTCCAGAATGGGCGGATGAGGATGGAAATCCTTTCGTGTTTTACTCTCGACCCTTCACCCTGCAAGACCAGGGCAAGTTGCAATTCGCGGTTAAGAACCAATCAGAGGCGGATGCACTGGCCGAAGTTCTTGTTCTCAAGGCACTCGATGCCGAGGGCAGCAAGATTTTTCAGATCGGTGATAAAAAAGACCTACGGAACCAGGTTGATGCGTCAGTTCTCGCAAGAGTGGCGAATCAGATCATGGGGTCGATGGTTGAGGATTTGGAAAAAAACTAAGGGAGAGCGAGGAACGGCAGTTCAAGTTTTTTCTCGCTGAGAAACTAGGCAAGACGGTCGAGGAAATCGAAACCGAAATGTCTGTTGATGAGTTTATGGAATGGTCGGTCTACATTCAGATTCAGAACGACCGGCAAAAACAGGCGATGAAAAAGAATGGCAACCAACAGACTCGAAACCCGCTTAACCGCAAGAGATGAAACATCCCGTGCATTCCGCACGATGCAATCCAATCTCGGGAAGGTCGAATCGGCGTTCCTCAATGTGGCAAAAGTTGCGGGTGCTTTGGGCGCGGTGTTTGCCGGCGCGTTTGTTCGTGACCTGGTAAGCGTCAACAAAGAGTTTCAAAGCCTAAAAGCCTCGCTCATAACTTTCACCGGATCAGTTGAAAATGCGGATGGCGCGTTCAAGATTTTGCAAGAATTTGCAAAGAACACGCCATTCTCACTGCAAGAGGTTGTCGGGTCTTTCAACCTTTTGGTTTCCCAGGGCATCAAGCCAACCGAAAAACAGTTGATGGCGTTCGCGGATATTTCCGGCGGCACATCAAAATCAATCATGCAATTCGCCGAAGCGGTGGCGGATGCCTCGGTCGGCGAGTTCGAGCGATTGAAAGAGTTCGGCATCAAGGCATCGAAAGAGGGTGATAAGGTCACTCTGAGGATCGGCGATCTTAGTAAAACAGTAAATAATGACTCGGCCTCGATCGTTGCCGCGTTGACCGATATTGCCAACACAAACTTTGCCGGCGGCGCGGAAAGACAGGCTCAAACCCTGGGCGGCGCGATCACCAACTTGCGCGACAATGTTGATGCGTTTCTTTACTCGATTGGTGAGCAAGGTTTTGCCGGTGAGTTGACCAGGGCGATCAAGATGATGTCGCAAATGGTGTCGGGAAACGATGAACTCGCAAAATCCATTTCTGATAAGTTGACAGTCGGTCTTTATGCAACGGTCGCTGCTTTGCGATTTGTTGTTGATAACATCGACACGATGTTGCTGGCCTTTAAAGTTGCATTCGGGCTGGCGGTTATCCGGCGAGTCTTAACGGTTGGAAAAGCCGTTATGCAAATGGGCAAAGCGATCGTCACCTCACAAGTTGCAATTACGGTTTTTACTGGTTTATTCCAGAAAATGACAAAGCGAATGAAGGGTGGCGTTTTGGGCATTGCAGCGGCAGCGGCCGCACTTCTAACCTTTGATGAAGAAGTTCGACAGTTCATCACAGATGTCGCCGATACGATTAATATCACCGGAATGCTCGATGATGTATTCAATAACCTCGGGCTTTCGACAAATAGTTTGGAACAAGATTTCAACGACCTAGAATCGGAACTTGAAGGCACAGATCAACGGTTTTTGCAAAACACTGGTTCGATCTTGGATTTCATTCCATCGGTCGAGGGAGCCAATGGCGCAGTGAAAGACACAAGCGTTTCGGCCGGCAAGTTAGCCGATGCTCTCGACAGCATGAAAAAGAAAATTTTTCCGGTTGAGGATGCGTTGTCCGATTTGAAAGATGAGAAATTCGCACTTCAAAAGATGGTCGAATCCGGCATCATCACGTTCGAGGATATGGAAACAACCCTCAACAGCCTGGCGCGTGAGGCATTGGGCCTCGACACAACCCTGGGCGATCTGAAAGACCGTCAGAACATTGCAGAGAAAGCATTCGCGGCGGGGATCATCACCGGCCAGGAATATAAGAACATCATCGCCGGCATTAAAAGCGAAACGATCGATTATAACGCCGAGAATGAAAAGACATTCGGCGCGGGAGCAATCAAGGGCGTCAAAGATTATTATCAGGCTATTTCGGACAATGCGGCGAATATGTCGGATTTTGTGACCGATGCGTTTAGTTCGCTCGAAACAACTTTGTCGGATTTCTTTTACAC